AAGCAGGGGTAAGAACGAGAATAAGTCACAACTAACCCACTTTAATACATTAAAGCATGAAAGTATTCTTGTTCATATTTTATTCATAATTTGTTAATAAATCGTTTACAATTTGTTCACAGTTTGTTAACACATTTCGTGCGGGGGTATGCTATAATATAGACAGAAAAAAGGAAAAGGAAGTAAAAAGAAATGAAAAGAACAATTTATGAAGTATGGGCAAAGACCTACAGCGAAGAATTACAAGAAACAATAATGGTTATCAAAGCAAGATTTTACAAGATAACAGATGCTCAACTGTTTGTGAAAGCCTACGAAGAAACTTACATGATGAAAGCTGTAATAATCGAAACGGAAACTTTCTAAACAGTCGAAACGGGCACAAGCCCGTCTGTAACGGTTGGCGGCGTTACACTGAAGATGACACGCCAGAAAAGGAAGATGCAAAATGAAAACGAAGATAACGAAAAAAGCAATCATGAGCGCATATCACAATGTCATCAAAGTTGGCTACTGCGACATGCAAGACGCTTTAAAATGGCGTGAACCGAATTTCTACACCGCGGGCGTATACGGGTGGAACTCCGACGTTTACGTGATTGACAATGATACCGTAATAGTAACCGGCTACAGACCGTTCGGAAACATGGAACTTTCGCGGGAAGTTATTGAAACGCTTAATAAATGCGCGAAAAGCATAACACGTTATTTAAACTACGACTTAGCAAGAATCTATTTAAAGAATAATCTTGACGAGTTAGTTAGCGGAATTGAATATGATTTCGATAGTTACACCTTTGCAAGTGCGGACGAAAACTTTGAAATCAAAAGAAAGTAAAATGTTCACAAATTGTTCACAAATTGTTCATACGGTGTTTACAAACGTAAAGTATACTATAATCAGAAAAAAGGAAAGAGAGGAAAACAAAAAATGAAAAAACGAGAATATTGCGAGAGTCACGAAAGCATTGCATATTATAGCGGGTTCAATGGTCTTGAGATAAAAGGCATTGAAAATGACATATGCGATTATGTGTACTGCGTAACAGGTGCATGGCGCGGCAAGAAAAGTTTTCACCGTTGCAAACTTCATTACACCGCAAAAGGGAATGCCAGTCCGTTCTTTAAGGTACATGGACATATAGTGCCGCTCTATGAATGCATTAAAATGTGAATGCAAGAACCAAAAAGGAAAAGGAAGCAAAACAAATGAAAAAGCAAAATGTTAAAATCAAATTCAACGGAAACCTTTACGACCGCGATTTAATCGTTAGCTATATGCGGGACGATTTACGCGAGAAGCTGCACAGCGAGTGGACGGAAGAAAAAGGCGGCGAGCAGGAATTTTTTGAAGCATACTGCGAACTGCTTTGCAACGAAACAGGGGAAGAATTTGAAATCTAAGCCGAAACGGGCGCAACGCCCGTCCACGTGAGATGACCTACACGTGCTGATAAGGCAGGTCATAAAAAGGAGGTGAAAACCATGAAACCAAACTGGACAGACCTATTCAAAGCAAACCTTGTAAAACCCGCATGGGCAGATAACGCCAAGGAAACCGAAATACCCTTTGCAGCACATGCAATAGATAGTTGCATAGGCACAAATTGGAGGAAGGACGAAAACGAAGATGAACAGTTATTTGGTAACAGTGACCGTAACAGACCCGGACACAGGCAAATATAAAGTTGAGATACCTGTATACGCAAAGACAACGGCACATGCAAAACGCATAGCGCATAAAGCCGCAAGGCAGATGGGCGCTTGCTATATCACAGATTTAACAGCAGAAAGGCGGTTCAACGATGAACATTAAAAGAGAAGCGCGAACGCAGGTTGAAATTGCACAAATTATAAGGGTGTTGGACATTAAAGATGAATTATGCCAACGTCATACACGTTGTGACGAATGCTCTTTAGGCAAATTAGACGTACTTGAAACGCGGACATGCGATGAAATTGATAAATTAGCGAAACGCTTAGATTTAGCTTATAGGGTGGTGCAAACATTATGATTGTCGTGTTATGCTTGAGTATAGTTGCAGGAACACTGCTTGTAGGGCTTGCCCAGTTGCTCGAATGGCTTGACCGCACGTACAACGATTACAAGTTGTTAAAGACAGTAGAAAGGTGGTGGAAGTTATGACGTATGTGGACTTGCAAGCATTGCGGCATTATGTATACCAAACACAAAAGATAAAGGAGCGGGAAGCACTTGAATTACATTGAAATACGCAAGAAAGTAAATGAAACAACCCCGCGCGGTGCATACCAAAGCGCCGTGAAGCTATACGCAATAGACATTTTAAATCGATTAGGCGACGCAGAAGCGCCGGACACATTGTCAGAACTCCATACCGAATTGCTTGACGGTTGCCTAAACTGGATTGAATACAGCTATTGCGGAAAGGCGCTTGCAGACAGCTACAGCATAGCGGGGCGCACTTGCAGTCCTACAACCTTAAAGCGTTTACACGCTGGGGCAAAACAACCTGTAGGTTTCGGAACATGGCTTGATTATCAAGCAAGCGCCCTAAAGCAAGCCGAAAAGTTGATTATACAAAAATATTGTGAGGTTAAAAACGAACACAAATAAAACAAGGCTCGAATACCACTACGGTACTCGAGCCAATGTTATTGCATATTATTTATAACGTCCATGTTCCAGACTCGTGTCCCCACGCGGGCGGGTTGACCTGTTGCGACGCAATAGCCGAAAATAGCATGGAGTTATCAGACACGAAACCAACCGACCCGTTGTTTTTAAAGAACAGCTGTGCGCTTGTTAAACCGCTATTGTCACCGGGACCCGGTGCCCAAAGCAAACCCGTAATAAGTTGGTCATTTGTAGGAGCGCCGTTGTTATCATCGCCAGAATCGGAGACGTAGGAAGTACGCGGCATGAGTTCAAATTTAAATGTATTTTGCGTTGTAGCGCCTAACAGCGTTGTCACGTCCCTTGTAAAATTGTTTGGAAGCACCAACCGTTCGCGCCAGTTACCCGACACAGCAACGGAGCTATCTTGCCCATACACACGCATAACACCGTAGCAAATAACAGTGGTATCAGCAGAAGACGGGAACGAAAGCATGTCCAAAATAGCCTTTTTATAATATTGCGTACCCGTAAGCGTGAAAGATTTATAATCAAACTTAGGATATGTTTTAATCATGTTTTCAAGTGCGGCTACGCGTGTAGTCAAAGAACTAATTTTGGAATTGATGTTCGTAATCTGCCCGTCAACGTCGGCTTTCCACTGGTTGTACTGGTTGGTAAAATTAGCTTTCCACGTATTGAAGTCGTTGTTGGTGTTTGTGGTGTACGTGTTGAACATCTGGTCAATGCGCGTGTTAGCATTGGTCACAAATTCTTCAAACTTTTTGTTTAAATTAATTGTAGTATTTGTAGCGTAGTCGTTAAACCACTGCTGTAAAGTAGTGTTCGTATCGTTTTTATACTGTTCAAACTTATTCCAAAGTTCTTTCGTCAAGTCGTCAAAGTGCTGTTCCATGTGTGCTTCAAATCTTGCGATTTCAGCGTTCACCCAGTTTTGCAAGTCTTTGTACGCTTTATGCAAAGCGTCGATATTATCCTGCATCTTTTCAAGTTCCTCAAGCATCTTGTTAAGGAACGCCGCAAGCTTACACAGCACCTCATAATAACTCAAACTCTGGTCATAGACAGCAGGGAGAACTTTCTGACACCAAAAGCGCAGATACGGAATGCCGTCATACTTTTTTAAAATCGGGTCAAAGTCAGCGGGGGTGAATTTGTTATCGTTCGGCATACTTTACCACCTTTCTTTTATTCCCACAAACCGAAAAACAAATCTTCGAGTTCGTGTAGTACCATGTTGTCAACACTTTCATAATTCTTGTACATCTTAGTCATTTCGGAGAAATACGCGTCTCCACTGCTACGACCTGTATAAGTATATTCCGTGTTGCGTTTACTGTCCTGTGTGCTTTGTGCTGTGCCGTCGGTTGATGCTTCGCTCGTTGTCTTTGTCGCGCTTGTTAGATACTTGTCAGTGTCCAACCCCTCAATACCACCTTGCGGAGTTTCGTTAAACTTGTTCCACCCCGTGCTCTGACTTTCGCCGTGTGATGTTCCATTGTCGGCAGTATGTGAAGTATCTTCGCCCACTGTGGTGTGTTTGATGTTATCAAACGGGTTCGCAAGTTCCTCTTGCTTGTACAGCATGTTATACTTCGGCATAATCGCGACAAGCCGTTCCTGAAGATGCAGTTTCCATAGTGCATACGTTTCATACGCTATTTCACGGGTGTAATAGTGGAGAAGAATAAGCTTGCACAGGTGTTCACGATAACTTTCCTTAAAGATAGGAAAATCAAAATCGAAAATGTGTTCGTACCCTGCTTGCAAAGCTTTATCAACGTCACCATAGCCGCTGTGTTCGTACTCACCTTGCCAGTTCAATTCAGGAACAAAACTTTCGCAAATCCAACGGACTTCTGTTGTAAATTTACTCATTGTTTTCTTCCTTTCTTTCCTTTTCTTCGGTCTGCTTCTGATACATCACGTCATCAGCGTCTTCCAAAATCAGACGGTCATCGTAGTCTTCCTTGTACTCACACCATACATTCAGATTGAACAGACTATTGATTTTTTCGCAAGCTTTTTGCCGCTCATTCAAGCGGTTATATCTTGCCGCAATAGTGCCGCCCATGTTACGTGATACTTCATCTGTAATCAAGCGCTCTTTTTTCTGGAAGGACGTATTCGAAATACCGAGATATGTCAAAGCTTCATTGAAAATCTGTGTTTTGATTTCATACAATTTGTCTGCAACGTATGGCGCGTCTGTCTTTAGCACTGTAAAGTCATTGATAGATAAATTCTTGTCACCAAAAATAAACGGCTGATTTCCGTCATACTTCATGTACAAGTTTTTCATCGTCAAGCGTTTGCTTTCATCTGCCAAAATCAAAATCGGGGTTTTCTGTGCGTTGATATTTATATCGATGATTTCATCAATCTTTCCGAGCCTGTCCGCGAATGATACCAGCTGCATCAGAGACGGAGTACGGAGATAATTGTTATAAATCATCACGCCTGTTTCCTGCGTCAATGGGTATCTGTAGTTGTTATACAAGCTACGTGCGGTAAACTGTAACGGCTGTCCGTACACGTCGTAGCCGCTTGTACTGATGTTTACGGGAAGTGTCATGTACATGTCGAGCGCGTCATCCTTAAAGAACACCGCGCGTCCGTTACCCAGAAGCGCAAGTTCGAGTGTTCGCACGTCGCATGTTTCGGGAAGCCCCGTCCAGTCAAACATGGACGCGGAAAGTTCAACAAGCCTTGCAAGATACAAATCGTTGTTCAGTCGGTTTTCAAAAGCCGTACTCCAAAACATGCGGTCTTGTGTACCGCCGTAATGCTTTGCCCTCAAACTACTTGCCATGTTATATCACCTCTTTTATATCGAATTGTCAAGCGTATAGTTTCCAACTTCATCACCATTGCGCCAGAACGTAATACCATTGTTGTAAATATTACAAATCATGTCTTCGTCATCACCGGGGCAATTCGCGTTAATGGTGCAAGCGTTAGTCCGGGTATATGTCCAGTGTGGGCGAACATTGCGGTTCGGAATTTTAACCTCATTACACTTATAGCCCCATCGGTCAAAGTAGCCGTCAATGATTTTAGCATACTCCGCTTTGCAACACATGCTGTAAAAGGTGGGCCTTAAATTATCTGTAGCGGCTGTAACGCTTGTTGCGTTGCTTAACCCATACGCTGTGTCCGGCACTTCTGCTAAGTCTGCTTGCTTTGCTAACTGTTCTGCTTCTATCTGCATACTATCTACAGTTGTAGTTACACCCGTGCCTAAAACAGATGCCGCGCCTGATAAAGCTAACCCCACATTTCCTGTAGCAATACCCGCCGCCGCGTTTGTCACACCGCCTACAGCACCCCTAACAGCATTGTAGATAGGTGTTGTACGTTGATAAGCTAAAGTATTAGAATTTAAAGCCAAATATGCGGCGAGAGCGTCGCCCAAAAACGGTAACATAGGATAACCCGAAATAGTGACAGCTTCGTCCATAAATTCGTCTTTAAATTTGTACTTTTGCGGTACAACAACAACTTGCGGATTGTTGAAACCCGTGCCGTATGCTTTGAAAGTAACGCTATTTGTTAACTTGTCCGCGTCACTTTGCTGAAAATCTTCAAAGCGGTAATCTTGTACGCTTCCGCTTTGGTTTGAAAGGCGCAAGAAGTTATAAGGGTAACAGAAAAGTTTTTTATTTCGTGGTTTATACCCGTTTATATCATCTGTGTTTCTTAGTACGTGTATACCAAGTTCTGCGGGTTCTTGCGGCGGTGTACCGCCGTGTATGGACAAAGTGTAATCAGGGTCACACATAAAAACGGGTAGAGTGTAAACAGACTGTAAAGCACTTTGTTTACCCGCGCTTAAATAGTAATTCAAATCCGCCATAACGCCCAGATTATCGACACCCGTGACAACGTTATTAGTTTGTATTTGTTTACTGCATCCAACATACATGTTACAGGGCACACCATACGCCCTTGTTTGTATTTTTGTAGGGTCACCAATAGTTTCTGCTTTTTCAGAAGCCGTATAGATAACGCCTTTTGGTGAAAACAAAACGTTATCTTCCCATTGTACCTTATTTACAATAGGTTCACCATAACCGATATTTTCTGGAACAGTGTGCGTAAAAATCGTATCATCTGCAACGTGTTCACGGTCAACAAAACAAGCTTGTAACGTGTAATCAAAAAACCATGTCTGCATAACATCAAGGGTAAATGTGACTTCACACGTGACGTTATTGACAAACTCCACGCTGTCAATAAACGCATAAAACCATTTGTTGTTGTAAGCGGTGTTCTGATACATGATATAATTACAATTATACAATTCATCTGCGGAACACTCCACACGCATCCACCCGCGTTTTTCACGCTGATATGAAACGCCCGTAAAAGTCTTTTTTACGTGCTTTTTAAAATAGTTATACTGCGCGTTAGCATCATCAAAATAAATTGTGTGCTGATAGTTCTTGTTGATTGGAATACCGCTTAAAATAAATACGGTGCTGTTTGGCACAATGTACATAATATTATACACCTCTTATATAAGTCTTAACCCTCTGTTTCCAGAGGGCTTTGACTTACATTGAAATAGTTTACTGTACGGTAATCACGCACTGCCCGCTCTTTGTAGTATCAAACTTAGAGGTCGCAGTGATGTTCGCCGTGCCGCTTGCAGTCGGGTCAACCTTAACAACGCCGGACGCAGACACCGTAACGAGAGGATTGTCACTTGTCCACGTAACCGCCTGCGGCGCAAAATTGGTCGTTGCGACTTTCGCGGTCAAAGTAAGCACCTGACCTGCGGACACCGTAGCCGTAGCCGGGGACACCGTAACGCCTGTGACGGTCGGGGTGTTCGGGATAAACGCGATAGCGTTTGCGAACGGGGACACGCTGAACAGCTTCCATACATGGAGATAGTGGTTCCAGTAAAGGCCCTGTACGTTCTCAAGGTCGCGGAACTGCTGGAGCTTGTCATAAATCACGAAATAGTCACGGTCAACAAGGACGGCAGGAATTTCGTTGAGTGCTTTCAGTTCGTTCGAGCTGTACTCATAGTAGTTCGGGTCACCCTTAAAGAGTTCCGCAAGGCGCTTTACATTGAGTTTGCCGAAACCATCGACAAGAACGATATGACCGAGAAGTTCGGCTTCGGACATGTTGAACGCACGTGCAAGGTTTTTAACACTCTGGGTTGCATCGAACGCGGTGTTGATAATGATATACTGGTCATCACGCAGTGTATGCGTGGTCACGCCAGCAAGGTTGTATTCGTCCGACATAAACAGCAGGTCATTGGACGCTTTACGCATTGCAACGGTTGCGTCATCAATGTTGCTTGTATTGATTGTCTGAACGCTAATCTGACCACGGGAGAGGTTACGCGCAAGCATGTACTTCATGACGAGGAATTCGTCATTTTCCATAGCGGTGTAAAGCTGTTCCGTAATCTTCGCAACGAGGTTATACACACCGTCTTCAGAGAGAAACGCAAGGCGCAAGTCCTGTTCCTCTGTTGTGGTCTTGTAGAACTTCTGGAAGTTCATGACATGGAACGCGGACTGCACGTCCGGGATTTCACGCTTGAAGAGTTCGTTTTCCGCGACTGCCGGGTCATACTGGAATGGACGCGCCATAGCCACGAACACTTCTTCAACCGTTTCGCCAAAGTCAAGGAAACCTTTCTTAAACATCGCCCACGGGTTAGAGTAGGACTTAGACGTGATAATGACTTTGCCGATACGGTTTACGAGCGCGGAAAGAAACTCATTCTGGAGCGCGGGCATGTCCATGATAATTGCGCCGATTTCACGGATGCTGTCTGCGTCCGGGGTCACAACCGGGACATAGTTACGGTAATTGATAGACGCGGAATTGCGGATTGCATTTAACACGTCTGCGGAACTGTTTGTAAGCGTTCTTACTTTCGGCTTAGTTGCCATTGAAAATCATCCTTTCTTATTTAAATAAATCATTGAACGTGATATGTTCTGCACGTTCGGTTGCATCTACCCCATACGGGGACTGCGTTGCAGGTTCGTCGGGTTTACTGCCCTCTGGTTTACCTTCAAAGAAACGGCTTGTATATTTTTCGCGCCATTCTTTATCCTTTTTTGCTGTTGCTTCCTCGGCCGCGGTCAGTCTGGTGCTAAAATCGTTAAACGTGTCCGCAACGTCTTCGGCAATTTCTAACAGTCTATCAGGTGTAAAGTCACCCGACGCGAAAATTTCTTTAAATTCTTCAAGTTTCTTTACTGCCATTTTAAATCATTCTCTTTCTGTAGCCAAGGCACATCATCCATATAGGCATGGATTTTCGTTTCGTTGGTGTTGGCGGGGGTGTTGGTGGTGTATCGGGGTCATATTGTCCAAGGTAGTTATACCAATATCGCGCCGCCTTTTGACGGTCTGCGCGTGTTGCTTCCGGGTCTGCCGGGCGTTCGTATGTGTCCAGAAACACGCTTGCAAGGTATTCGGGAGACTGCGTAGACGCTTTAAATTCCGCGTAACTCATGTTATACGGACTAACAGGATACCACAGGTTTGTAGCGTTACTCAAAAAGTAACATTGCGCTGTACCATCATCGGGACTGCCCGTCACATCGCTAAAGTGTGGCGCATACCCGGGGGACGACTTTGCAATATCTGCGTCAATATACTTTTGAGGCGGAGTAAACTGTACCAAGCCATAACCAATATCGTCCTTTCTATAATCCGTTGACGGGAGGGGTTCATCCCAACCCCACCGCCACGGATTGTACCCGCTCTCCCATTCCATGTTACCAAGGACGGCAGAAACGGCGTTTAATGTCCACCCGAGTGATTGCACCAAAGCCTTGTAAATCATGATAGCGTTGTCTTGCGCTTCTGAACTCTCACGGGAGTAACCGTACAAGTTTTTTGCATGCCATGTCGCGTCGGGTAAAGGTGGTTTCGGTTGCGGTGTGCTTGCGTCCCACGTAACGTTATACGTGCCTACACCGTTCGGTATACGCAAGATGCTTGACGGGTCTTTTCTGTAAGCGGTTGTTTGTCCGCCGTCCCAGTATTCCCAGTGGGTGTGTGTACCAGTGACGTTGCCCGTCTGACCTTGCGTCCCGATAAACTGACCTTGTGCAATGCTGTCACCCTCTGACCAAATCTGTGACGCAAAGTGTGCCGCAAGCCAATACTTGTTCGGCTCAAACTCAACAAGTATCATGTTGCCCCATGACATGTTGCCAGTTATGGTACTGCCGTCCCACACCTGCGCCCATACAACCTTTCCGGCTAATGGTGCATACGCTTTGTAGTTGTCATGCACGGTATCAATGCCGCCATGTTCACCGCCGCCGTCGTAGTACGGATAACCCGCGCTTTCATAGATTGTCTTTTGGTCTGTTATACATTGCTTATAGGTTGCCATGTTAAATCAAGCTTTCAATTTCGTTTGCAAGAACTTCAATCTGTTCAAGCTTCGTTCGGATTAAATCCTTGTTGTCACTTTTCTTTTTGTAGCCGTTCAAGCCTTTCGCCTTAATCTGGGTCGGGTAATCATAATACGCGTAGTCCGCGTCCACTTTACCCGAGACACCATTTACGGTATAACTGTTTGTATACTGCCAGATGCCCGCGTTTTCGTATTGACAAACGTCGTTCCACTGGGCACACCAAACGGCGTACCGGGATAGTTTCGACATATCGAGCCTGTTTGAGAGGTAGTACAAGGACGCGTAGATACCAACCCAGTAGCCGTTGCTTTCCACGGTACTAAGGATTTCAGTGGCGATACTGCTATATTTTGCTTTACCAAGGCGCTTTGATATTTCATCTTCTTCGAGGTCGATATACACCGGGTAATCAAACTGTTTGCCTTTTAAAGCATTGATAAAACTTGCGGCTTCGTCTGCCGCCATGTCGGCGTTCTCTGCGTAGCTGTACCAATAAGCACCCACGCCAAGCCCTGCGGCTTTCGCTTTTTTGTAATATTCCTCGAACCTTGCGTCGTACTGTTCGGGGTATCGGTTTGCACTGCCGTAACCGGCGCGGAGAAGAACGAACTCAATGCCGGAGGCTTTGAGTTTGTCAAAGTTGACTGTGCCTTGATGTTCGGAGAGGTCGACACCATTTGAAAAGATTTTTGCGCACATTGTTATCCACCTACCTTGTTTTCGAGGGTTCCAACTCTTGCTTTGAGATTATTTACTTCTGTACTAAGCTTTGACGTCGCAACCTCTGCACTGTTTATTCTCTGAAGTGCGTAATCTACAAAATCTTCAAATTGGGCATGATTTAGTGCAAGCAAATAATTTTCATAATTATAAGGCGCTTCCATGATGTCAAACACCAAATCGTTTTGAATAATACGATTCCCGATCCGCATTCTTATATATGCTTTTTTAATACCCGTTGTCCCTCGTGGGAGGGTTAGTAAAAAAGCCTCGTTGTACTGAACTAAGGGAGCCTGTACACGAATAGGTTCCACTGTAACGCCCTCGTTAGTTTCGATAAAAATTTTTAAAGGGTATCTCACACCATTTGCGAAAACATACGCTATACAAGGTATGACGGTATAGGTGTCAATTCCAATTTGCTGTGCAACGGGTTCGGCAATAGGTATCTTAATTACATTTTTACAATGTAATATAGGTGCACCCCCTCTATGCTCTTTGTCTACGTCCTCATACAAACTGTAAACGGTTTGAATACTGTAGACGGAATAGTTTTTTGGATCCGCAGGCGTTGGCATTACTCGTCACCCTCTTTCTCTACGCCCATTCTGTCACAAAGCTTTTGCATAATGAGCGTGTTATTGTTGAGTGCGTCGGTTAGCTTCTCCACTTCGTTCCTGTGCGTTTCCTCAAGCTTGTTGATATACCAAAAGCAAATCAAGCAAACGGCGATAGGGAAACCAAGAGAGGAAACAACCTGAACAATAGCGGTTACGTCCATAAAGTTTCAATCCTTTCTGTTGTATTTACCACCTTTTATACTTATAGTATAGCACATAAGGGTTGACTTGTCAATATACTTGTGGTATAATTTAATTAGAAAATAATACACGGAGTTGAAATATAATGCCAAAATTGAATTATTACGACGGAACAAAGCTATTGTCATTAAAGGATCTAAACGGCAAAACACCTGAGGTGTTCATGTGTACCTCTAACCGTAGCGCAGGTAAAACAACCTATTTTAATAGACTTGTGGTAAACAGGTTTATTAAACGTGGAGAAAAGTTCGCGTTGCTGTATCGCTTCAACTATGAGTTAGACGGCTGTGACGAAAAGTTCTTCAAGGATATAAAAGAATTATTCTTCCCCGAATACGATATGACCGCCGCAAAGAAGATGAAAGGCATATACCAAGAGTTGTACCTAAATGAAGAACCGTGTGGCTATGCAATTTCCATCAATTCAGCAGACCAATTAAAGCGCAATTCACATTTGTTCAGTGACATTGACAATATTATATTCGACGAGTTTCAATCTGAGCAGAACCACTACTGCGACAAAGAGGTCGAAAAGTTTATCTCTATTCACAATTCTATTGCGCGTGGACGTAGCAAGCAATCCCGCTACGTGCCTGTATATATGATTTCTAACCCTGTAACGATACTTAACCCGTATTATGTTGCAATGGATATTTCGACACGACTTCAAAAAGACACGCATTTTTTGCGTGGTGACGGCTTTGTTCTGGAACAGGGCTACAACGAAACAGCGGCTAAAGCTTTAAAATCAAGCGCTTTCAACCGTGCGTTCGGCTCGAGCGATTATATCGCGTATAGCGCCGAGGGTGTGTATTTACAAGATGATTTATCCTTTGTCGATACGCCGACGGGACGCGGAAAATATGTCGCAACCATACGCTATGCGGGTATAGACTATGGTGTTCGTGAGTACCCAGAATTAGGTATAGTGTTCTGTGACAAAAGCGTCGATTATCAATACCCACTCAAAATTACGGTTGATACCGCCGACCATAAATTAAATTATGTTATGGTATCAAGTAACTTTATACTCATTCAAAAGCTTCGGTATTACTTTGAGCACGGCTGTATGCGGTTCAAGGACTTACAAGCGAAAGAAGCAATATTAAAAGCGCTTTCGTTCTAACTTGTATTCTGCGTTCGTTCTGCACATCGACCTGCACGGGTGACACGGTTGAAAGATGCCGCCGTGACAAGGCTATGAACGGTCAATTCCTTTGTGTAGACGTGCGTTTAAGAATAACAAAATCCCTTAGAGTTATCATGCTCTAAGGGATTTTACTTTCAGTGCATTTCAAATGTTGTGTCAGCTAAGATAACACCACCTTTAATGCGCTTTTGAGAAAGCTTGCCCGGTATCATAATGCCGGGTACAAAGTCGGATATGCTACGAGGTTCACGGACAAATTCAAGTTCTTCGGGAGTGTAGTTTTCTGGGTTCTTCTCTGTGTCGTAGTCCTGTTCTACGGAATGTATAAATAGTTGTTTTACGGTTTTGTTTGCACCCGCGCATGTCACTATATAATGTGGGGTTTCAATCGGTTCGCCGTCCTCATGTGTTACGTGTTCAATGTAAGTTTTCTGACGCGTGAAAAATCCAACGTCCCAGTTTGTTTCATTCTTCCAGCAACAATAATTTCGCGGGTGTAGCGTGACACCTTTTATCTTGTCTAACGGTAAGTCGAGATGCAAGCTGTCTGTGTCTGAGTAGATAAAGCCGGGGTTATTGGCACCGTAGTAATTCTGCTGTGCGGCAGTAATTGTAAAGTTTCGTGCGTAACTGGTAATCGCCGCGCCACATGCAATGTATCCCGGTGTCTTTTCGTTTTCGGCAACCGTAAAGAAACCTACCACGCCGTTAGGTTTAAGCATAGCCACCTTGTATGAACTGATTGTAGATGCCGCTTGTTTTCCGTATAGATTGTTACTGTATAATTTTGCTACGGTTCTAATGCCCTTATTAGGAGCGTTAATTTTCATTTCACGATATTTGTTTAAGTATTTGTCATAGATGCCTTGTTGCGCTTCGAAATAACATCCGTCCAAAATTTTGGGGTCAATTACAATGTAATGCTTTTTAAACAGTTCGTAATCTGTCATGGTCATTGTCATAGTCACATACGTGTCATGCTTCTTGCCACATTGGTCTACCCATTCGGACACGTAGCGCTTTTGGTTTTCGTCCCATACATCGGACGTGGTTAAACTTTCGTTTTGTCTGTAATGTAGGTTTTTCTTTAGCTGTATAAAAGGGAGATACCCAACCTTTAGTCTAAAACGACAACGCAGACGCACGTAGTAATACAGACCTACTAAAGGGTTGTGCGACTTTAATAGTTCCTGTCTTTCCGCTTCTACTGCCTTTAAACCCTCTGCGCCACTGAAAAATTCAGGTTTACCTATAGGGTAATAGTTACCACTGTCACTGTGCATCATGGACGGGTAAAGGGAGTTTACGTCAAGCGTTAAACCATTTTTATGTACCTTGCATTGTTTGCCTTGCACAACGTGACACCACCCGCCACGGTATGCCTTGCGTATGTATTCATCTGCATTTGTAGCGCCGTAGCGCTCGGGGTCAAGCGGAATGTCATAGAGGTTTGGGAACATGTCTTGATAAACAAAACGGTTATAGCCGGACTTAAACTCACTCATACAGCAAGCACCTATTGTAAGTTTTTTGTGTCCGTCTGCAAACATAAATTCTATGGCTTCCTTAACGACAAGCACGTCGTTTTTGATATAATGTTCTTCATCAGGGGTAATATTATACCCTGCGTGACGTTCACCCTTGTATTCAATCGTACTCTTGCGGTGTTTTGTGTTAAAGCTTTTTCCCATGTCTGCGACGGAGAGGGGGATAAGCTTGTAACTGTCACGAAACTCTATAAGGCTTCTATGGGTTTTAACAGTCATCGTATACCATTGTCCCATGTCGGATATGCTGTACTTAAAAGTGTTAGGTTGCATGTCGTTTGTTTCGTAAAACATAGTGTGTTCAACTTTGCCGTCGGGTGTGTAGGTTGCTTGTGCGTAGTCGTCGCGCTTCAATAGGTAATCAAGAATGTAAGAAAAGTCAAAAGCGCCATTATGAAAGTACACGATGTTCTTGCCTTTTAACTGCTCTACCCATTGCCAGTATTTATCTATTGAGTTTACAACGAGTACGTCTTCTGTGTGTATTTTAACACATGCCGCCGCCCAGACTTCCGTGTCGGTTTGCCCGTCGTATACGCTTGTCTCAAAATCACATACATAATAATTCATGCTTGCACGTCTCCAAACGCTTCATTTAGTTTCATCATTTCTTCTACACCTGCTTCGCGGTGTTCGTAAAAGTTGCCTAACCAACGTCCCGCCGCATTAACGTCATTCGCTTCCTGTGAGGTTAATGTTCCGGCGGCAACGCCGATTTCATTCAGCATGTACGCGAATACGGTGTCACCCTCATTTTTGCCGTAACGGTTTTGCAGGTGGTTGCGTTCTTCCTTTAGGTTATCCAATATATATTCCATACCTGCGTGTTTCTTTTTGTCTGTTACCCATCGTGCGTTCGCTTCAACAAAATACGCAAACGCGAGGTCAGCTTCATTTATATTCGCTATGGGTGCATTGTTAAGTGAAAGAACTATATTACTTTCAACGCCTGTTGAACTTGTAACCGTAAATTGCGTAAAGCCTAACTTGTTAAACTGCACTCTTGCCGCTTTAGGTATGTCAGTAAACGAAATAGCTTCACCGTTTTGCGCTTCTGCATATAACGCCGTGTCCGTAATGTCTTTAAGTTCTTGTTTTAATTTAACAAGCATTTTCTTTGTTGTTCTTTCGGGACGTTCAAAAGCGCTAAACAAATCTTTAGCCTTGTACTGTGATTCATAACCTTTTCTTAAATAGCGGTTAAAGCGTTGCTTTGCGTTTGTAAGTAAACGCTCAAATTCTGCTTGATTAGGTGTCAGTTTTTTTGATGATTTTTTAGCCATATTTTACCCTCTTTTCTATTGACAAAATAATACCGTTATGGTATAATAAAGTGTAAAGATAAAAAAGAACCGATGACGAATTTTTTTTTCGTCATCGGTTCAATCGGGAGGTTTACCGCCATGTCAGCGGCAGTTAGGAAAGGAGAAATCTTATTGTTTATTTGATATGGTCTACGAGTTCCGCGTTCTCGATAAAGTCCTTGACGGACATTTCGTAGCGGTTTTCTTCGATAGACTCAATGTTGACGAGAGTTACAACGCGTCCCGTTTCTTTGTTGTCGTGGTCGCGGTGCAACTTTTTAGTCAGCGCGTAAAGAGTGGGAGCGCCTTCGCACACGTCGGTGAAATGATAATCAACACCGTTTTCGTTAACCGTGTAGGTGTATGTCGTGGTCTGAACAGTTCTACGAATATACTTCATTATCATTCAACTGCCTTTGCTACAGGGCGGCAACCGAGGAAGTTGCGACCTTTGTAATTCTGGGACGGCTTCGCAAAGCATTCGATTTCCATACCGTCGCTTGCGTCGAACGTGTCCACAATGTCGAGGAAAGACTGGGCGAACGACTGTGAGCCGGTATGATATAGAACGCCGTCTGCGATAATGACAAGCTTGTCGTATTCCTCGTCCTGACCGGGTTTCGGATTGTCGTTCACAGTATGAACCATTGCCCATGCGTCCGGGTAAGAGAGGATAAGTTTGCCGAATTCTTTGATAGCCTTTTCAAGGTTCTCACCGTTGGTGTAGCTGAGAATGTTGTATCTGTCCATTTTGTTCAGTTCTGTGGAGTTAGTAATGGTGTTAGTAAGCATAGTTTTTTGTCCTTTCAAGTTGTATTTTGTTATAATAGAGAATATGGAGAGAGCATGGAAACTGACAATGAATTTACGCAGAAAGGAGCTTTTATCCTTTCTTAAATATTCTTTTGTAATCGTCTGAAACTTCGTTGCAACTTGTGTCCTTCTTGATTACGTATATATCTTAACACATGTTTGAAGAAATGTCAATAGGTTTTTCAAAGTTTTTTGAAAATATTTTTCGGCTGTTTATTGCTTTAGCCTGTGATAAGAAATGACTGTTGGTCAGTTTATGTGCGTGTGGTGCGTTGTCGTGTGTTGCCCCGACTCCGCCCTCGGGTTCATCCGTGGTCACGCGTTCGCCAAGTCCCGTCCGCGGGTTTCATCCGTGGTCACGCGTTCGCCAAGTCCCGTCCGCGGAGCGGAGCAGAGCGACGCGGACGGCGGCAGGTAATCACGTGATTATGTGAACTGTTTCTGAATTAGTTCACTTTGCTCGTATAGATTGCAGTTAGTTGTGACTTATTCTCGTTCTTACCTGCCGTGGTCACGCGTTCGACGTGTTCCGTCCGCGGGTTTCATCCGTGGTCACGCGTTCGCCAAGTCCCGTCCGCGGGTTTCATCCGTGGTCACGCGTTCGACGTGTTCCGTCCGCGGGTTTCATCCGTGGTCACGCGTTCGACGTGTTCCGTCCGCGGAGCGGAGCAGAGCGACGCGGACGGCGGCAGGTAATCACGTGATTATGTGAACTGTTTCTGAATTAG